CCCCGCGTCGTGCTTAGCTGGTGAATCTTTTGACACAGCGATTGGACCGTGTTCGCTGGTGAAGATACTACCGAACGCAGCGGCTTGAATCCACGACGACGAGTCAACGCTGTACCACGGGTAACGTTCCATCAACCAAGGCGCGGTCATACCAAACGCGTGCACCTTGAGCTTCGGCTTGCCGCTACCTTCCAACATAAGGGGCCAGATTCTATCTAACCACACCTTCTGGTCGTTCGCGGTCTTACGCACCAAGCCACCAATGGTGATATAATCGTAGTTTGCTACGTAGAACTCGAGGTAACGCGGGTCTTCGCCAAAGTGGAAGCAGGGGAGTGGCTTCGCACCCATAGCTTCCATGTAGAGCTGATTGCGGTAGGTTTTGAGTGGGTCACCAATACCGTCAAGTACAGAAGCCATGACCACACCGTCCTCAACACGTAAGATGTCGCGATTGCGGATAATATAATCGCAATAAGAATTAATATCGGTAACAGTACCAATAGAATGATCGGAGAAAGCCCCAGAGTCAAGGAACACTTTAGCACCATCATTCCGCATCTCGTCAACAAATTTTTGACCTTTAACATAGTGAAAACTTTCCAAAATGTTGGGAATAGTGGGCGTAAGTGATTGCTCGTGCTGTGTCAGCTTCTCAAAACGAGCCTGACCGGGCATGTATCCATTTGTGTAACAGGCGGCAAGATAGAGGTGCACGGTAGGAGCTTAGCTGGTATTTGGTTGTGGTAGGGTTGCCGCTTGCGCACAGCGCTGGCACGCGGTTAAAACGGGTTGCACAGGTGCTAGTGTACCCCGCCGCGTGCGCAGCGCATAGCGCGTTTTAACGCTTGGACCTGTAGGTCGATGCCGCTGGACGGTAGACAACTGGCCGCGGAGCGGGGCGGTTGACAATCACGGTCTTTTTGACGATGGTGCGATTGATGACGGGCGCCGGTGCGACAGCCTGCCGGCTGGGTGTGGTCATTGCGTGGGTAGCCAAGGCGCCAAGTGCTGCACCAGTGAGCAACGCGCCCGTATCCGAATGTGCTTGCTGCGGCGCCGCCTGCTGGATGACGACCGGTTGCTGCTGATACGCCGGCGGGGCTTGGTACTGGACCGGAGCAACAGCAGCTGGCGCCATTGCGGTCGGATAGGCTTGCGCAGTGTAGCGCGGAGGTGACATGCACATCGCGAGCATGCAGCACAGGAAAACAACCGACACGATTGCAATCAATGCGTTTTTAGCGATAGCTTTATTCACTTGCATTTGGGTCTCCTAGATGTAATGCTTCTGGTTGGAATCGTCGATAAACGACGGGTAATTGTCATACGTTGGTATGACTTCAAGCTGGTCAATGCGGATGGTTCCGCAAAACTCAATCGGTGTGCCTGGAAGTATTTCCAGCCTCAACTTGTCAAACAGCAGCCCGGGAAGGTGCACGACCTTGGGGAACCGCCTGCACTGCTGGAAATAGTAAAACTGTTCCTCCATGATGTAGTCAAAGACCCTGTACTGCTGCCGGACAAGTTGGGCTTCCATGATGCTAGTCCAACGCCGCTTTGGCGAGGGCTTGCTCACGCAGCATTGCGCGTTGCTCGTCTGTCGCGTTCTCGGGTAGGTCGACGTAGATGCACTTCGGTGTGTACGGGAACGTGACCGGTACACGGCTTCCGAAACCCTGGAAGCACGAGCCGCTAGGTTCGCGGAAGATAACGCCTTGCGAATCGTACGCGACACCGTCTACACCTTCTTTGAACACGTGACTGCATCGCTTGTTTTGGAACAAACCTTCGCAGGGTTCAACCCACTCGTCATCCGCACCGGTAACCGGACCCAGCGGTTCGAAGTTCGCAACCTTCTCGAAGATCTGTTTGACGAAGCTGGCACTGAAGCCACTATGACCTTGTGCGCTAAATACCCGCGTCAGATCAACGACGCACTGTGCAGCTAGTGCACTGATTTTGTCACCGTCAAAGTGACCGCCGAACTGAAGTTCAGCCCGTGCATGCGCAACCAGATTACCATCGCGTGCACGCAAGATGGACCAAGCCAACTTCAAACGTTCCAAAAACTCTTTCATTGTGACTCCCTTGGTTGTACGGGGCGCTTAGACCCCGTTTTATAATTAGTCTTTGGGCACGGCGGCAGCTTCGTCGGCGTGCTTCTGGTGCTGTTTGACTTGGTAGGGCATCCACTCGGCGTACGAGCGGACCCACTCGGGCAAGTCCACCCCGTCCTGCTTGAGGTAAGTGGACGTACGAACATGCTTTACACCACTTGCGTCAAAAATGACCAGATTAACGCAGTGGTCGTTATGCACAGCGACGACCGTGGCGTCTAGCGGTTGGTCTCCGATAAACGCCATGCTAGCGTCGCCTTCAGGACGATACCAGAGTTTGCGACCGACGGTTGGGGTTTGGATTGCCATTTAAGTCTCCTAGATGGTGCGGTTACTTCGAATTGGCCAGCAACATGAACTCGTTGCGGGTTTCTTGCTGCGTTTTCATGACACCGCGCAGAGCCGATGTCACGGTGTGATGGCCTTGTTGGCACAATCCACGGGCCTCCATGCACATGTGCCGAGCCTTAACAATAACGCCAACACCCTTCGGGTTGAGGTTGTCGAACAGCGCATCCGCGATTTGGTTGGTCAAGCGTTCTTGCACTTGCAGACGACGAGCAAAGGCGTCCGCCAGGCGCGACAACTTGGACAGGCCGACAATCTTGCCGTCCGGGATGTACGCGATCGTGGCGGTGCCGAAGATGCTTTCGAGATGGTGCTCGCACTGGCTGTAGATGGGGATGTCTTTAACCATCACCATTTCGTCACAGCCCTCGGCACCGTCCTCAAACACCTTCAGCAACGCTGGGATGTCGACGCTGTAACCGCTGGTCTTTTCAGCCCAGGCTTTGACCACACGCGCAGGGGTTTCCAGCAGGCCGGGGCGACGAGGCTCCCCGATGACACTGTGCAGCAGTGCAGCCACCAGCTCAGCCGCTTGTGTGTCGCTTAAAAGAGGTTCAAAACTGTTCGCTTGTTTGTAGGTCATTTGTTACTTCTCTCCGATATAAATGGCGCTATTGGCGCCGTGTTCAGCACACTCGCACGATACGACGCGCACGCGGCTCTTGAAGGGCCATTGGTCAACCGTAGCGCGCAGACGTTGAAACTCCACCTCGTTCGCATCATTAACCACAAGCACAGCGAGGTCGTAAGCCATCTTGGCAAACGCTTCGCAGCCAACCGCAGGGAACACACGCACATCAGCAAGCCCCAGGCCGCCCAACGCGCAAAGCTCGTCCAGTTTCGGATCGTCCTGCGCCACCGCGAGGGTGTGGTCAAAGTTACGCCGCAGTCCTTCGCGCAGCTCTTTGAGCCCGCCGAAATCTTGGACCCAATTGCGGTCGTCCAGCGTGTCGGCTTCAAACACGAACTTGAACGACAGCGCGTAGCCATGCAGGAGCGAGCAATGCGAGTGTGTTGCACGCCATTGACGGAAACATGCAGACAGACCTAGTTCGTGCCCGAAGGTCTTTGTTGATTGGTAGGGCATGTTAAACGTCACTCAGCGTCGGACCAGCGGTACCTTCACCGTACATTGCGTTCAGCTTTGCAGCGTCGGCGTCGAGTTCTGGCGAACCGTGGCTTTCCGGGTCACGGTACTCGGTATCGGTCCAGCACTTCTGATAGTTTGGGGTGAGCGGCAAAGGCATCAAGCCTTCGCGCCATGCACGCACGACCAGTGGGTCAGGCACGCCAGCTTCTTCGAAGCCTTTTGCGCGCAACAGCGTTGCGTGATCGTGCCCAACCGGAGGGTAGGCGCCGTCGTAGGAGGTGTGGCTATACGCCAGTGCATCCATGCAACCCGGCAGCGACTGGGCCAGCTTGACGCTCGCCGCTTTGGTAAGGTGCATGAGCGGGGTGTGGATGCGTAGCGGCGGAATCGTACCCGCTTCACCGGTGAACGTGCCGTAGTTGCATGCGTCTTGCAGTGCGTCGATGAAGGTACGGCGGCAGTCCGGATACCCACCCGAATCTTCTTGGCACACGCCGGTCACGAGGATGTTGCAGCCTAGGACGTATGCACGGTTGGCAGCGACGGTCAGGAACAACTGGTTGCGCATCGGCACGAAGGTCTTTTCCAGACCTCCGGGCAGGCTGTTGTGGTCAGCGTACTGCTCCAGTGTTTCGTCTTTGTTGACGAGCGGCGATGTACCGCGCAGGATGCCTTCGCCGAGTTCGACGAGCTCCATTTTACCCGGCGCAATGCCCAAAATTTTGGCAACCTTGAATGCCGACTCGATTTCGATTGCGTGCTTCTGACCGTAGTCGAAGGTGATGGTGTGGACATCCCAACCCTGCGCAATGGCCCAGGCCAGGCAGGTGGTGGAGTCTTGACCGCCGCTCAGCACGACGAGAGCTTTTTGTTTGGACATGTTATTCACCCTTTTTAAAGATGTCGCACCAGTCTTCCTGGAACGCTGAAATAGTGGACCCTACAATCCACATAACGCAGAACAAACCAACTGCGCCCCACACCCAGCCAGCTGGATCGAACTTGTCCAGCAACAGGTAGATGATAAGGCAAGGCCACAGCGGCATTTTGGAAGGAAGATTGCCTGGCGCAATCTTGCGGGTCTTAATTTTGTGTACCATTAGTCGACTCCAATGATTTTGTGAACTTGAAGCTGCAACATGTAGCCGTGCATCATGCAGCTACGCTTGACGGCGCGCACGTTCGCCATGTACGCAGCGTCGCACTTCGGGTCCATCGGCTGGAGGTACACAGGGCCGTCGAAACCTTCGTGCGGACGCGCAACACGCGGCGAGCAGCTATGGTTGAGCGCGCGGATCGGGAGGCCGTCGAGGTCCATGCTGGTGTGGTCAAGCACGTACTTGTAGGCGTCGATGTGTGGCCACAGTGCTGCATGGACCCGGCCAGCTTTCGGGCTGCACACGATGGTGACGCCGTCAAAGTTGAGCGTACCCCAGCCAGGCGGCGGAGGGAGCGATCCGTTGGTTTCGATCTGCGCGTGGATTTCTTTAACTTTGAGCAGCGCAACAAACGGCATGATATTCTGCCGGAAGGGCTCACCGCCGGTAATGACGGCCAGACGATGCTTTACGCCTTCCGGGAACAGCTTGACCACACGCTCGACAAGCTGGTGCACGCCAATGTGCTCGCGCCCTTCGGTGTACTCGGTGTCGCAAGACGGGCACTGCAAATTGCAACCAGCCAAGCGCACGAATACAGCGGGATACCCGGTGTAAGGGCCTTCACCTTGAATTGTCCAGAAAATGGAATGTACTTCGAGCGAGGTCCCGAGATCGTCTTGACGACGCTTCTCAGGAGCCTGCATATTGATGGGAATCATTTACACCTCTGAGGATCAGACAAGCCCTAGGCTTGTTGAGTACGGGTTTAGGAGGGAAACGGCGGGAGGTCTGTCCTTCCCGCCGCCTCTTACAGCTTGACAGGCCGGTGCCGAATTAGGCGGCCGCGACGTTGGTGGTGTCGTTCGATGCGTTATCAGCGGTCTGCTCGGCGACCGGTGCGGCCGGCAGCTTCGGCACGGTGCCGAACACGCCATTGAAGGTCTTCCAGCGAGCGTACTGCGTGCGGGTCGTTGCGTCGTTCAGGCCAGCGGCGCGGGTGGCTTTCATCAGTTCGGCGATCGGGACCGGCTGGGACAGGCGTGCGGATTCGCTGTCGGCCAGTGCCCAGACCTTGCCGCATTCGCCTTCGGGGCGCGGGCGGGTGATGCCGTTCTGGCTCGGCTGGACGACCTTGGTCTTGGCTTCTTGCTTGGCAGCGGCTTCAGCAGCTTTCTTTTCAGCGGCTTCCTTGGCCAGGCGTTCTTTCTCGGCCTTGACGCGCTTTTTCTCGGCGTCCGTCTTAGCCTTTTCTTCTGCACGGGCGGCGTCCGCCTTTTCCTTGGCTGCTTTCTTTTCAGCAGCGACGCGGGCTTTTTCGGCGTCCTTCAGGGCTTTCGCTTCAGCCTTGGCAGCGGCGGCCTGGTCAGCAGCAGCGTTCTTTTCGGCTTCGACCTGCTCGGCGGTCTTTTCGACGACCGGTGCGCCACCGGCGCTGGATTCGGTCATTGCGGCGCTCATCAGCATGGTGCAGAGCGCGAGGCGATGCAGGCGGGACAGTTGTTTCATGTCAGACTCCTAGTTTGTGGTTTGAGTTATGCTACGGTTGAAAGCGGTGAGTGATTACTATACCAAAGCCCCTAGAGCGGGGCAAGCGATATTTTCTGGATACTTACAAATTATTTGCAGCCTTCCACTTGGAAAACTGGACGCTCATGGTGCTTGGGTTCATACCTTCAGCTTCGCAGGCAACAGAGACGGCTTTGCGCAAAGCTTTCACGTCGAATGCTGCACCAGACTTCTCGTTCGCTTCGCGCTGGAGCTGCAACTGTTGAGTTGCGATCTCCCATACGCGAGCAGTTTTGCCACCAGCTTTAGGCGGCTCGCTGGGTGTGTGGTTACTGGTAGCGCGCGGGGTGCTTGCTGGTGCTGCTGCCGCTTGCGAGGTGCTTGCTGGTAAGGTGTATTGCGGCGGGGCAGGGGGTTGTACCGGGACCGCACCCGCGCGCACTGTAAGCGCTGCCGGTGTGTACTTGTCTTCCATCTGCGTGGGTTTATGCGAGTTCGGATTGTACTTAAAAAAGCCAGTCTCACCATCACGGATGTGGTTTGCTTGGGATGCTAGTGCGAGCGCGTTGACCTCGCTGAAATCCAGGCAATTAATCAGCCCGATTACAGCTTTGACGAGGATGTCGCGGCTGTAGCCTGTGTACTTTTGTCCGGTGAGGTTCTGGTACAGCAACTTCAGCTCCAGGTCCGTGTAGCGCGTGAACGAAGCTGCGTCGTCATCACCTTGGCAAACCACGGACGTGTTCGTGAACTCAATAGCCATGAGGTTAAACAGCACGTTCTGGTTCACGTGGCGGTAACGCACGCACATCGCTTCGCGATCCATCAGAATAAATGGCATTTTAGATGTTCCCGTAGAGGTCATAAACGTGGAACACCAGCGTCCCGCCGAGCATTTGGAACGTGGCAATGTACTTGCCCGGGTCGGTGGGTAGCATATTCCCCGTCCCGTAAATAGCGATTGTTCTTTCTTGCAGAGGGTTCTTTGGGTTGCATTCGTACCAGACGCACAGTTGATCGCCTTGCATTTGTGCGGTCAGGAATTTGGCACCCATAGGTACTCGAATATTTTGACGATCAGTAACGTCAAGTTCAGCCTTCCAAATAACCATTCAATTCACCTTGTTGTTTGTTTTAACGCAAACCTATTATTGCACAAATTTGCGCTAACGCAAACAGATTTAAAATGGGATTTCGTCGCCCACAATAGGCTTTGCAAAGGCGCCAGTGAAGCTAACCTGATGTACTTTAGGGTACGGGTCTGCATTCATCCAAATCTTAACGGCAACAGGCGTCAAGAGCCTGTCAGCTAGTTCCGCAGCCTTACGAGTATTGTCCGGGAACTCCATTTGGGTCCGTTCAGCCCACCACTTCCGAGCAGTGCGCTGCCCCCACCCTTCATGCTCAAAGAGTACATATTCGTTGAAGTGCTTGTTACCACACCAGTACGTGACCTTCAGGCACTCAGGCTTACCCGCTTTGCGGTGTATGTCAAATGTGACGTGCTTGACTTTAAACTCTTGGTACACCGGCGCGTCGCTGACTGGCGCAGTGCGGATAATCTCTGCTGTGCTGGCCACAGCCTCAAGTTTGCTCTTGAAAATGAACTCGCGACCACAGCCTTCCGGGGTCTTGTAAGGTTGCCCACCGCAGAACCGGGCGCTTGGATGGTTGTACGTGCCGCAGTCATCACAGATTTTGACCGGCAGCTCTCCGGTTCCTTTGCCTTTCTGCTTAGGAATGACCGGGTCGTTGATGGGTCCGAGCCGCTCAATGTTCCGCGCAAAGTCGTAGACTAAGCAGTCGTGTTTCTCACTTGCTTGGATCGCAGCCAGCCTGCCTTGGAGTGTGGTCAAATCGTAGCCTGGCGCGTAATCCGGGCGTGTACCTCGACCTAACATTTGCACCCACAGGCGCGACGACATCGTGCCGCGCAGCATGACAATAAAGTCAATCTTTTTGTAGTTGACGCCAGTCGTCAGGATGCCGTTATTCACCATTGCAGTGAACTTACCGTCCTTCCAGTCTTGGATGTTTCGGTCGCGCTCACCATCAGGCATTTTGCTGTGCACACACCGAGCACTGACACCCAAATAATTGAGCATCTGTGTTACTTTGACGGTGTTCTCAATTCCTGCGGCAAAGACGAGCCAGTGTGCGCGATTAGCTGCCAGACCGCCAGCTACAGCCTCCTGAACGCAGGCCCACGTAACTTCGTCGTTGCTGGAGGCTTTCTGCAACTGACTTTCAACATATTCCCCTCCGCGCTGTGGCACACCGTCAAGGTTGATATATGCACTGGTCCGTGCAGAAATGAGGGGCATGAGGTATCCTTCCGCAATGAAGCGGTTAAAGGATGCCATATCCGTAACGTCAAAGCAGATGTCTGTGAAGAAACCGTTTTCAGTGATCAACCCTTGACCAGCGCGCCATGGCGTAGCTGTAAAGCCAATTGCTCGGAAGTACGGATTGACCGCAATTAGCTTCTTAATGACGGACATGTACATTGACTCGTCTTTTTGGCTAATGAGGTCGCACTCATCAACTAGCATTAAGTCAATGTGCCCAAACTTTTCAATATGTTTGTGAATTGAAGCGATACCGCAGAACGTGATTCGCTGGTAGAGGTCTTTACGTTTTAGACCCGCGCTGTAGATGCCTGCCGGGGCGGTGGGCCACAGACCGAGGAACTCCTCAAAGTTCTGCCCAATGAGCTCTTTGGAGTGTGTGGCCACCAAGATTTTCTGGTTGGGATATTTGGCGAGCACCTGTTGCAAGAACAGAGCAATGCAGAAAGCCTTGCCCGTACCGGTTGGCATGGCTACTACAGGGTTCCCCGTTGGGTGCGCCTCGAAATACTTCCAGATTGACCACACAGCCTCCGCTTGGTAGTCGCGCGGGACGAGCATCGCCATTACATCACCGACACGTAGAAGCTCTTGCAGCCTTTAAGCTGGCGCTCTTTGGTGAGCTGCATGGTTTCGCCCGGAGTGTGGTCATCAGCGTGCGTGGGTGGAAGATTGCTGAAATCGGAGTTGTTAAGCGAACTGATCATCTTCCGGTGTGCGTTGCCGCATTCCCACGTACCATCTTCCAATGGCATGGCGTGAAAGCACGTCCGGCAGTTGTGCTCAACCGGCGCGCGGTCATAGCAGACCTCGTGGTAGTCGCAGTACCGGCAGTCGAACAGACCAGGCGATGCGTTTTTAATCGGCTCAGGTACGCTGCGCATCATGACAATGTTGCGACCGCGCTCAAGATACTGGTCCGCAAAGTAATCGTCGCGACGAATGATCTCCATGTGCAATTCGTCGTTGTCTTTGTTGACAGCAACGTAGATGGCGTACTTGATGTTCATCTTGCGCAGGTACATTTGCATCTGGACGAAATGCTCAAACTTGGCCACACGCACGCCGTCTTTTACCAGCTTTGCATAAGACTTTGAGCCGTGTGTTTTGAACTCACCTAGAGCAGGCTCACCAGCAGGGATATCAGGAATCCCAAGGATAACCCCGTCACCGCTACCGCCAAAATGACCGCCCAGCTCACTAATCCGAAACTGATTACCGTTAGCGTCTTGCTGATAAACTTGGCAACCAATCGCCAAGAACATTGCAATAAAGCGAGCTTCTTCAAGGTGCCCCCGATTGAACAGACGCAGCATGCGTCCACTAAAATTAGCCTTACGAACCCAGCGGAACCCGAACCACAGCGCCCGAGCACAAGGACGTCCGATCAAGGATGCGCCAAGGTGCGAACGAAACCCCTCGTCTGCACCACGATAAGCATCGCTCATGTGTGGGATAACTTGACCCAAATGCGTGCGGAACTTTGCGCCTTGGTCGGACGCAATCTGTTCCTCAATTGCGGTCATCGTGCGAATTGCCAGTTCAATAGCCATGATTCTCCCTAATTTAAATCTGACGGCTGGTAGCGTCTCCAGCTTTCGGTTCTTGTTTTAGTCCATCGACTCCGCCAGCAGGGGTGTTCCGCAATTCGTTCAGGTTTTCACCATCGCAGAGGTGTCCCACTGTTGCATATCGCTACTATGCACTCGTCAGATTTAAATAACCGGACCCGAAGGCCCGGTTACGGTTACAACGCTTCTGGACAGGTTGTGCCATTAGACCCTGGGCAACCAATGCAGAAACTTATATCACAACCAATTACTGGCCCGGCGGCTTCGCCCATGGCGGCGGGGCGGTCTGGGCAGCGGTCGCTTCCGGTGATGGGGCAGTGGTCATCTGCTGGACCGGGGCAGTGGTCATCTGCTGGACCGGGGCACCCGCATGCTGTGCACCAGCCGAAGCGGCGTTTGGGTCGTAGGCAGGGGCGGCCGCCCAGGCAGGTTGACCAGCTGGAGCTTGCTGCATCGGAGCTTGCTGCATCGGGGGCTGTTGCACTGGAGCTGGCGCAGCAGCCTGCGGTTGCGACCACGGTTGAGCTGGAGCTTGCGCGCCGCCGTTCCACGGTTGCTGGCCTTGAGCTTGCTGAGCTGGTTGGATCTGCGACAGGCTCGGGTCCTGTGCGGCCGGGTTCCACTGCTGTTGCTGCATCGGCGGTTGAGCCATCTGCGGAGCTTGTGCCAGCGGTTGCTGGTACTGGACCGGAGCCGGTGCGTTCTGCATCGGCGGTTGCATCGGCGGTTGCATCGGTGCTGCTGGAGGCGGAGCGTACTGCGGTTGCTGCATCGGTGGAGGCGCAACCGGGGCTGCTGCCGGTGGACGGGCGCCAGCTGCTGGAGCTGCGCCGGTGACGGGGCCGAGCGTGACTTCTTCGGACATCGGCTTGAAGGCTTTGACTTCGTTCTTGGCGGCGTACTGCCCCGTCGCCTCGACGAAGGACAGCTTGACCTTGAGGGGCTTGTCGTACAGCACAGCTGTGTCTTGCACGGTCAGGACGCCGACAGCGTGGCACAGCGCGGACATCTGTGCACGGCCGATGTTTTGGGCCTTTTCGCTGGTGTTTTCCATGTTGAAGTTGTGGAACACCTTGCGGCCTTTGAACTTCGGCGGTTCTACGACCTCGAAGGTGGTGGCGAGCGACCAGCCGTTGTCGCCAGGCTTGACTTCCATAGCCTTTGCGATGACCGCATACCAGCCTGCCTGGAGTGCATCCGGCAAACCTGCATCCGGAGCAACCTGAGTTGCGTCAAAATTGATAATTGCCATTTTGTTCCCTAAATTAGGACGCTAGCCATTAATCCGCTGGCTAACTGTGCGGGTTTGAAATTGTTACTTACCCCAGCCGTGTGGCAGGCCGTCGGCGAAAAGCTGATTGATGATTGCCGGCAGCAGCTTGGGTCGCTGCGTAGCTTCCATCAGAGGACGAAGGTACTGGTACATCTTGATGCGGTTTTGAATGCGGCTCATTATGCCCCCGGAACGTCGCGATTATAGAAGTCAAGCCCTTTGGCTTGGTAGATCGCTGCTGCCAAGTGGTTCCAACCTTGGTCTTTAGGCAGCGGGATGTTGCTGGTGAGCTCGAAGCGGTTCTTCGCAACGTAGCCCGGCGCCCGGTTGACTGCAAGGATGCGGCCTTGACCGGCGCTGACACCTTTGTTCATCTTATCACCTTCGGTAACAAACACGGGCTCGTGTAGGAACCCAACAACGTCAGCCCATTGCGTGAGCATCTCGCGCTTACCGTAGGTCTTGCCGTTTTTTGGGGAGTAGAGCAGGAGGTCGAAGGTGCTGTACTCGCCGGCGGTCGGATCCATCGTAACCGCTGCGAAAACGTGGCAAGTAAGGATGATGTTAATACCGGAGGATGCGAGCCAGTCGCATTTTTTGAGGAAGTTTTCGAACTGTTCGTTGGCGAACTGATACGCCTTTCCGTAACCACCGAGAGCGCTTTCCATCGTCAGTGCTTTCTTGTTCCCCTTCCCGTAGGTTGGGTCAGTTTCCAGCACCTTTTGGTGAATCAGCCGCTCCAGCGCGGTCGCGCTGTCGAAGGCAATCGTCATGTACTGGAGCGTGTTCGCCATGCGAGCGGCAATGAGTTCGTCCAGCAGGCCCATCACATGGTCAAGATGCTCCAGCAGCGGGGTCTTTGCAGCATTAACGCCGATCAAGCCTTTTTCAAGCTGAACGATGAGAACACGCGGGGAACTGGCGATGAGTGTGGTCTTGCCCACACCCTCTGCACCAGCTACGACCACGCGCAAACCCTCGCGGGTTGCTTGCGTAGTGACCATGTTAAGAATCGACATTGATACTCCAATAGTTAATGAACGGCTGTTGTGTGGTCAGCGCGTTGCGGTTATAAACTCCGCCTTAGCGGGTAACAGTATTATGCGCGAGTGTTTGTGCTAACGCAAGTGATATGCGTTTTAGATGCTAATTAAATTTGCGTTCTCGTTCCATCCGACGAAGCGCATCGAGAGGGCTTTCGCCACTGAGCATATCATAACTACAGCCCAGTACACCACCCTTCCATGAACCTGAACGCTCGCCTACCTCGTCACTGAACTCGACATTGATCGTGCAGCACTCCATGCGCCACGGTAGCCAAGCACGCGTCCATACCCGGCGCTCAGGATAGATAGTGGCAGTGCGCTCTTGCACTTTCCCTGAGCGGAGCACGTAGCGGTAAGGGTGCGTTTCTGGCTCTCCCATCACTTCATGCAAGCGATGATTCCAACGCCACGGCATGCCGATGATCGTGAATGGGTCGGTGCGCTTGCCTTTCTGCTTACCCCAATGCAGATGCAGCCCGTCCGCAAAGAAACTGAATCCGTAAGTCGGACCGGAACACTGGTAATGATCCGGAACCGTCCACCGCCACGGAAATGCAAGCGAGACGGTGAAAAGACCAAAACCGAGACGAACCCAACCGAGCCGACGCTCGTGCCAGTCTGACGGAAATTCGATCTCCAAAGCCAGACCCCTTAGCCCGATGACAACGTAGGCGAACTCAATCCAGTTCCACCAAAAGCGGATCAAATATGAGTTGCTGTCTTTTTCAATTTTCGATCGAAACATCACATATCCTCCGCTGAGCGCAATGACTGCCAGATCGGGAAACGCGGCTTGTCCTTATGCCCTTTGGGGAAGAATTTAGCTTTGTTGATCTGCCCGATGATCAGATGCTGGTTGAGGAAATAGTGCCTGCGCATGTCGTGATCCATCTCGCCCGGACTGACAGTAACTTCCTGCCCCTTCGTGAGCAACACCTTCTTGGTCTGTGGATCTTTTACGTCCTTGCAGACGTTGCCAATGATGTTGCCCACCATGCCGTTCGGCACCATGTTTTCCTGATGGGTGCTGCGCTCGGTACGACCGCGCTCGTTGATTGTTGCTTCGTTGAGGTTTTCGCGACCCTCGGTAATGCGTGTGGCCACAAACTCGAAGTCGATGAAGTCCTTCCCGCGCAGCAGGCCCATCTGCTTAACGGTGCTGCGGCCGAACTTGTACTTGCCCTTCAAGTCTCGCACGATGACACCCTCGTAGCCCATCTTGAGCCAGATTTCTTTCTGCGCGAGGTACTGCTCGAGGTTGTGCACAATAACCATTGGCACGACGCGCAAGTGTTCTTCACCGCGTTGCCAAAGTTGGTCTACGTGCTTGACCAGCAATGCATGTCTCTGCTCGTACTCCAGCCCAACTACATCCGGGTGCAGGTAGTCGAACGCATGCCACATTAGCCACGGCTCACCATCGAACGTTCGAGTTGCACTGGACGTTATGCGACACAAGTCCGGGTGCGTTTCGCGCTCGGCTGCAAACTCGCCGTCAATGTAACGGTAAATCGGGTCGCTGAAGAAGCGCTGCGTGTAACGGTTGCCGAATTCCTTGTTGCTGCGCGCCAGCAGCTTATTATCCGGATACCAACCGCGCACACCGTCAATCTTGGGCTGCATGCCCAACGGGAACCGCAGCTTATCTTCTTCGAGGTCTTCTGCCAACATGCAATTAGACATGATTACTCTACGCTCCGCAAACGTGTTTCATTGGGTCATTAACTGAACCAATTGTCATCGGTCGGTCTTTGGATCCAACCTTCGCCTCGGTCTCACGCATCAGTGCAATGCGCTTGAGGATCAAATACCCCAGCAGGTCGAATTCCGGGTCCTCGTCTTCATCGTTCTGACGGTTGCGGATGCGCGACAGCTTGTCGTCGATCCGCACGTTGATGAGCTCAACGGCTGACGAGCGGCTGAAGGTTTGTGTCGGGTTGAGTGCAGCGTCACCGTACTTGCGGTTCTTGGCGACTAGCATGTCCTCCAGCTGCTCGAGAACTTTGGTTAGGTCTTTGCCGAATTGGGCTTGTGCATCAGTTACACGACGTTCTTCCATGTCACGACTCCAGAAAATAAAAAAAAAGCCAGCAGCCCGAAGGCCACTGGCGAAGCGGGTGTGGTTACTGCGGCGTCTTGCGCACGGAGCGCTTGGCCTGGACGATTTCCAGTTGCGGGGTGCCAACCTTGATAATCAGCGCCTTGTCGAACAGGGCACGTTGATCGGCAGGGAGCGCGCGGTACGCAGAGGTAACGAGCTCGGGCTTGTGTTTGATCAGGTCTTTAACCGGCAGCTTAGCGGCTTTGAACTGCTCAGCCATTTGCGTGAGCAGCGCTTCGTCCGGGGTGCGGTTGAGCTTGTACTGCGCCTTCAGCACGTACGAGTTTTCCAGCTCAACGTTGTTGGTGCCTTCGACCGGGTTCGGGAAGAAACTGCCGAAGATCTTGGTGCGAAGTTGGAGCTCGCGCACCTTGAGAGTGTCAAGCTGCTTCACGCAAGCTTCCCACTCGATCATCTCTTCCTGCGTGACCACTTCGATCACCGGCAGGGCAACGTTCGGTACTGCTTTGTCATCACTCATTTAAACCTCCTCTGTGGTGGAACTTCAAAACAACATTTGAACCGATTGCAAGCGTTATCCAATCTATTCGGCAAACACCCACTGGATTTAGGTGCTAGAAATGCGTAGGGACTAACGCCGCTGTCTTATTGCTCACAATCGGTTCAAATCTTGGCACCCTTTCGGGTGCGTTGCGCATTAGCGCGGCCGGACTTCTTCAGACCAGCGATTCAAGTTCCCGACGCAGCCGGGTGCATCACCGTCACGCGGATCGGTTGGGTCAATTTCCTGTACAGGTTCGTTAGGCCATTCGCCCGGAGCTTCTGTTCGAAATTCGTGCGGCTGGTGCATTATTCCCCCAGCGGCGGAAACACTGCCGGCGAGTAGCTAGCAGACTTCAGGAACTTACCCTTCGGTGCATCGGGCTGGTCAACACCCGACTTGAGTATCATTGTTGGGAATTCACCCTCGGTGTAGACGCACGTGACGCCCTTGTCGTGGTGCAACTGGACGGTCGCTTGCAGGTCAGCTTCATCCTTGACGAAGCGGGTCATCACACCGTCGATTACCGCAGCCATATCTGCGTCGCCATCCACCCCGATAATGTGCTGGGCACCGAGCGAGAACACCGGGATGTCGCACAGGGCGTCACGCACAGCTTCCAGGTCTGGTTCGTTGGTGAACGAAATTGTCGCTTTGATCAAGCCCGGCAACGCCTTCATTACTTCCGGGTCGGCGCCCAGCCCAACCATCAGCTCCACGAACTCGTCCGCAATGTTCAAGCACTGCTTGCGCACACGGTTCC